AGAAAAGGGAAGCCATTTTACTGACTTCCCTTGATATTCTCGCGGAGAGAGAGGGCTAATTATCTCTCCGTAATCATCTGAAAGTCAATTATTTTGTTTCCTAATTACTGCTTTGCGTCCGCTATGCGTGCCGTATTTTGCGTGTTTTACCGCCCTATTAGGCCGTAGTACATCTCAACAGATTCTTCTGTGCTAAAAGCTCGCGCCCACTCGGAAAAAGCGCGCTCCTGCTGGCTATTCTCATCGTAGTACTGCTCATCCCAAAGGTCCTCAAGAGCTGGAAAGACCACGAGAGGGTTGTTGCCGTAAGCATCAACAACCTCGGCACTATACTGGTCGACAAGAATCGTCACCCAGTCGCCTCGATCGACTCCAGGGTTAAACAACAAGGCTTCGAAAGCAGCTGCTTCCAGTTCTCTCTGCGCTTCGTCTTGTGATGTCAGTTGCCTCATCATTTCGTCAAGCAGCTTTTCTGTGTCTTTTTCGCGCATATCTGTTTTGATTTTTATTCACCACATAGAAAACATGCCTTATTTCACCATTTATTTGCCGCTGGTGGCGTTTTGTTTCCGTTTTAGTACCAATGTACACCCGCGTTGTTTTCGTGGCCTTAGAGAGGTTAATTTGTAATTTCGTCGAAATCCTTTTTACTCGCAAGGTGTGTGGCTAAATAAAACGCATAAAAAGTTTCAAAGTTAAAAGCCGTGAAGGCAATTGATGCAAACCAATTCCAGCTGCTCCAATCTTCCACACCGTCTAACCATGGGATGGCGACTGCCACTAACATCCCACCACCGAAGATAAAAGGGCAAAAGCTCAAAACTTTTATATTGTCTTTCGCTATTTTTGACATGGGGCTAAGAATGAAAAGTTCTACTGCCCCTCTTAGCGTTGCTCCTATGGAGGAAAGCAGGAGTAGAACAAATATCACGAGTGCCACCTTGGGATACTCAACAACATGAGGAGAAACGCAAAAGAATAATGTTAAAACAACCACGCTCATCAATACGGCATAAAGTGTTGACAGTGCTTTTTTCATGACCTTTATCTTAAAACCGATTTATACTCCCCAATACCTCAAATACTCTCGCAATCATACTTTTAGGAATTTCCTGCTCATCGTATTCTGCTGTATTGATAGGAACTAACTTAAAATTATTTTCATTCTCTGACCTACGAACTATTTTCACCGTTCGCAGGTCGTTTGTTGTCACTATTGCGTAAATTTCCCCGAAGGTGATATAGTTAATCCAATCATCAACCTCTTTTATCGCTATGATTGCTCCACTTGTTAGCTTCGGGTACATAGAATTTCCAGTTATGTTGCACCACATTACGCCTGGCTTGTTGAGTGGAGCAAAGTCTATGTTGTAATCAGGCACTATCGTGCTATCATTGAGTACGATGTCAAAGCCGCCTAAAAAATCAACATTGTAGTACGGCCGTCCAGAAGTGAAACTCTTTTGTGGCTTCCCTTCCAGTATTGTAATGCGGTCGCCCAGGTCGGATATGTCTTGTGCTGCCTGCTTGTCTGCTCCTCCACATCCTCTGTAATTGTTAGTCGTATTTGTCGTGACATTGTTGTTTCCATTTGTCTGCGTGTTCGTGCCGCCACTATTCTGCGGGGTAGGATTGAGCATACTGCCTTCACCTGTCAAGAGCCAAACACGAGAGAGGTCTGTATAGAAGTTCAATATTTGTTCTACAACTTTATCTGACAAGTCTCTATTTTGCTTCCGAGACTTACCAAGAAGACCAATTGAGAGCGATAAATCTTTCGTAACCTTATTATCGTTTAAACCCTTGAAAAACATGTATTTATCAAATCTTTCTATTTTTCTCATAGGACGAATATGTTAAATAATGTTATTATAGCACATTTTTCTATATGTTTTGTTTGCAACTATAGAACAAACTTCTATCTTTGCATCAAATTAGTTCAGTTGCATCGCAACTACTTCATTTATAATCTGCAATAATAAGGAATTCTAATAAAAAAAACGAAGAAAAATGGAAAAATCTGTATTCCGCGTGATAAAGGACGTGCAAGTAAATACCCCAGAAAGTATGCAGACAATTCAACCTGGTAAGAGGGTAGAAGTATCCTGTGTTGACTTTGCACCGTACGGCACCGTTAAAAGTGCTGCAACTCGACTTAACCAACGCGTAGGTTGGACGGAGTTCTCTGTTGAGACGCCAGACAATGGAGCAACAATCATCATCAAACGAAACATTAAACTTTAGCAATCATGAAAAAGTATTTCAACGTTTATAGAAACTGGCGCATTTGTACGCTCATCGGCTTGTTCGGCTGTTCTATCTTGTTTATTCTCTGCGAGTGCAGCAGCCTAAAAGTATTTTTCATGATCAAGCCATTAGGCTGCTTGATGCTCTACGCCACCTATCGCCTCTACAACTACTGGAGCAAAAAAGAAAAAATAAAAGAGTTAGTAGAACTCACAGAAGAAGAATAGCCAACCAATATGGAAGTAGAACTATCGCAGAAAGCCATCGATGCTATTGCTTACAAGGCCGCAACAATAGTAGTAAGTAAGCTAAAAGCAGAAGACCAAGCCCAAGCCCACTCACAAATGGTGAGTACAAAAGAAGCTGCCGCCATATTAGGGATTACCCCTGCAAGAATGCGCCAGATTGCCGATAGATTTCCACATATCAAACAAGGCAACAACAAACAAGGCAAGCTGCTCTTTTTGAAAAAATCATTATTGAAAAATTACTAATAACCTTTAATACAAAACATTATGAGTCAAATCAATTTAACCATCGAACAGCTCAACAAGATGAAGCCATTCGATATTGCAAAATCAGAAATCGTTCGCGACAAGTTTATCAACATCTATGACACGCTTTGGGGAGCTGGCACAGGCGAAACAGCCTACGAGCGTGAAAGTATCTATTTCAACAAATTACTGCGCGATACACCAGCATTACAGAATTCAACTTCATTATCTCTCTTCACAGCGTTTATCGACCTCGCTGTGTGTGGCCTGTCGTTAGAGCCTGGGACACGCGCCCTCGCCTATCTACTCACCCGAAATGTCAATGTCGGCACTCGCGAACATGCCGCTTGGGAGTGCCGTGCAGTCCTCACAATCTCCGCATATGGAGAACTCGTGTTGCGCGAACGTGCAGGACAGATACGCCACGCTGACAATCCAGTGCTTGTCTACTCAAATGATGAATTTTCATTCTCAGACAGAGGAGGACGAAAAGAAGTAGAATACACCTGCCACCTGCCACACACCGGTAATCGTATCGTAGCCTGTTATTTACGCATCACTCGTGCCGATGGAAGTGTCGATTATTCTGTCATGATGGAGGAAGATTGGGTACGCCTGGCTCAGTATAGTGCGCGACAAAACCGCCAAGGTGCAGCCAATGCTCTGTACGGTGTTGATCAAAAAGGCATCGTTAATATTGACCCTGGTTTCCTAATGGCAAAGTGCATCAAGCACGCATTTAAGACTTATCCTAAAGTACGCATCGGACGTGGCACAGAGCTACAAAGTCAGCAAACCGAAGAAAAAGAAATCGAAATCAACGACGAACTATATGGCGTGGATACCGAAACGGGCGAAATAAGACAACCAGAACCGACACCTTTTGGTCCACCTGCCAACGACATTTCAAAAGGAGTAACCGTTGATGCTGGAGATGACGATGGCTTCTAAAAAACCAGTGAGCGCATGCAACGGATGTCGATGGACGGCACACTGTCTCAATGGTCTCTATTGCTCGCGCTTACACAAGTATGTAGAGTACGCTACAACACAACCTTGCACACAAATCATCCAACAACAAAACAAAAATCATCATGACAACCGAAATAACAATCTTTGAAAACAACAATGTTGCTACGATCACACAATTAGCACCACAAGCGTACAACGAAAATAAGCTTTCACACGATCGCTGCCTACAGTTTGGTAACACGCTTCTCGAACGTGCAAAGACAGAGGGGATGTCTGACGCTCTCGACCAAGAGATTGCTCATTTCATCGAAAAATCAAAGAAAACATTGAAAAAGATGAATGAAAAGCGTTCTGCCGTTACCCAACTCTTTGATACCATTCGAGGCGCCTATACAGGACTGGAAAACGAAGTAGACCCAGCTAAGAGTAACACGATACCTCATCAACTACAAGACCTGCGCAACAAATATGCAGCAAAAAAACGCGAAGAGCAAGAAGCAGAACTTCGCAGAAGGCAGTTAGCACAAGCTGTAGCGAATGCAAAAGCACAGTATGCAACAGATGTTGAAAACGATTACACACGTCAGTTTAATGCACTCATTGCATCAACTTGTAACCGCATCATCAAGCTTGATAAGTCTTTGACTCTCGAAAATTATGCAATTGTCGTTGATGGGTTAAAAAACACCTCCGAGCAACTCCCACAAGAATGGTTCAAAGCTCTACGTCCAGAAGTATTACTACCTGCAATCTTATCACCAGAAGATGCACGCACAATTGCTGCAGGGGTGAAACAGAAGATGCAAGAACGCTTCACGGAGCAATTCTCTTTCGAAATTTCTACGAACCGTGACGAAGCTCTCGACCGCCTCCCATCCAAGCGTAAGGAACTTGAACGTATTGCAGCAGCCAACGCAGAAGAGGCTGCACGTATCAAAAGAGAACTGGAAGAGCGTGAACGCAAAGAAGCAGAAAAGCGCGCTAAGGAAAAAGCAGAACGTGAAGCACAAGAAAAAGCTGCAGCAGAGCTGGCAGCACAGAAACAGGAAATGGACGGTCTCTTTGGTGCGGCACAAGCGCAGGTTCAAGAGTATCAACCTAAGACACAAGTAAAGAAACGAATCAATGTGATAGGCGTTGAAGGCTTCATGCCTATTGTCGGTATGTGGTGGTCACAAATAGGCTGCACGCTCACTATTGAGGAGCTAACAAAAATCTTTTCAAAGCAGCTAACCTTCTGTAATAAGCTTGCTAACGACAAGAATAATCCCATGTTCATCCAGTCAGACAACATTGAATATGTTGACGACGTAAAAGCAAAATAACCATGTGTGGAAATTGCCCCATCGGTACGGACTACGATCCGAACGCTCCATGGAATGAGCCGAGTACGGTCTCAATCTCACGAGAAGTAGAATACTCATGCACCATGCTGCGCACAGCAAATATCGAAACTACTGACAACGACAATATTTCAAGTGCCGAACTGCTTAATGAGTACAAAGACACATTCCGTACACCACAACAACTCATAAATATCCTGCACGACATAGCAACGGCTTTTGCTGATGGACGCACGCCAAAGATAGATGCTAACGAATGGAAACGCATTGCCGTGGATAGTGCAGGATGGACAACCGAAGATGAATATGCAGAAGAACAATGAAAACTATTACGAGCGAAGTGAGGTCAGCAACTCTGACCTCACCGAACTCAAAAATCTACTCCACCCCCACATTCAATATGGAGACAAACAGGCGGAGTTCAGATTCGGTTCTCTTGTTGACGCTATCATCACAGAGCCTGAACGCGTAAACTACTTCCAGCATACTGTTGACAACGTACAATACACCGAAGAAGAGTTTGAACATACAAAAGAAATGCTCCGTTCCCTACGCCATGAAGCGCGTACAGACACTTTCCTTAAAAGGGTTCTTGAAATATCCGACACACAATGCTGCATGGTAAATAAACAACAAGCTTTTGAATACGGAGGGTTTGCATTTACGCTCGACACACGCTGCAAATGGGACTGGTTTCTCGGTAAGTTCGGCTTTGGAGGTGACCTAAAAACAACCTTTGCATCCACACAGAAAGAATTCGATGAAGCTGTCGACTTCTTCGACTGGGACAGAAGCCGTGCATGGTATATGGATATTGCACACTCTGACCGTGACTTTATCTACGCTATCAGCAAAAAGAACTGCTGCGTGTTTAAGAAGTTTATCAACCGCGATGATGCAACTTACCAACGTGGCCGCGAGAAATACGAAGAATTAGCATTCCAGTACTGGTGCTTAAACCTATGATCATCATGGCAGATTTGAAACACAACTTGAAAATAGAACCATACCCATATCAGCGCGAAGGTATCAGCTTCGGACTTGATAAACAGAGATTGCTCATCGGCGATGAACCAGGCTTAGGAAAGACCCTTCAGTCCATCGGAATCATAGATATAGCCAACGCTTATCCAGCTCTCGTCATCTGCCCATCCTCTCTAAAAATCAACTGGCAACGTGAGTTTGAGAAGTTCACCAATAAAAAGGCTATTGTCCTTGACAATGCCTCACGCACCGCTTGGCCATACTTTCTGCAAATGGGAATGTTTCATGTTGCCATCGTCAATTATGAAAGCCTACGCAAGTATTTTGTCTGGGACATACAAGGAGGCAGCCGCGGAGGATTCCGCCTAAAAGATGTAGTATTCAATGATGCTATCAAGGTTTTTCGCTCAGTTATCATCGACGAAAGCCATCGTGTCAAAGATCCATCTGCACAGCAAACCATATTTACACGCGGTATCGTAGAAGGTAAAGACTTCCGTATTCTCCTCTCGGGTACGCCCGTTGTCAATCGTGCCGAAGACTTGGTTTCGCAACTCTCCATCATGGGGAGGCTACAAGAATTTGGCGGACGTGGCAAGTTCCTCGCAGATTACGGAGAAGAGGACAACCTTGAAGAACTATCCCGCCAGCTATACGACCGCTGCATGATACGTCGCGAAAAAGCAAAGGTGTTAACGCAACTACCTGACAAGACACGAACAGACTTGTACGTAGAAATATCCAATCGTGAGGAATATATGCTTGCTGAAGCAGACCTTGCAGAATATCTACGACAATACACAGAATGCACAGACCGCGACATTAGACGTAAAATGCGCATGGAAGCACTCGTAAAATTCATGACACTACGCTCTCTCTCTGCAAAAGGCAAAGTAAAACAAGCCATTGATTTCGTCCGTGTCTTCATCGCCTCTGGTAAACCGCTCATACTGTTCTGCTCTCTACACGAGATTGTCGACCAACTCTGCAAAGCATTTCCCGATGCTGTGACAGTGACAGGACGAGACAGTGCCATTAGCAAACAACAATCTGTTGATGCCTTCCAGTCGGGTGAAGCAAAGCTAATCATCTGCTCCATCAAAGCAGCTGGTGTTGGTCTCACTCTCACCGCCTCATCTAATGTGGCATTTGTGGAGCTGCCTTGGACGTATGCCGACTGTTGCCAATGTGAAGACCGCGCACACCGCATCGGACAAAAAGACAATGTCACTTGTTATTACTTGCTCGGGGAACACACCATTGACAACACACTCTATAATTTGATTCACAAGAAGAAATCCATCGCCAATAAAATTATGTCAGCAGACGATGAGATTCCATCGGATGAAGTCTATTTCGAAGAACTTGTAACAGCATTTATGACTACCGAACAATGATAGAAATCTCGAACCGACATCTCGACATCATCATCGAAAAACTTCCACGAGTGCTTGCTATGGCAAAAATGCAAGAAACAACACTTCAACAAAGCGAAGATATAAGACAACTCCAGTTGTTACATCGAAAACTGAAAAAGAAAAAGTTCAACATATAAAAATAAAAGTTATGACAAAACAAGAAATCGCACACAAGTTGGCAGAGAAAACAGACCTCACCACTTTACAAGCAACACACGCCGTAGAAGTAATGATTGAAATCATTTCTGATGCACTTGTAGAAAACAACCCAATATCATTACGCGGATTTGGAACTATCAAGACCGTCCAACGTGCAGCAAAAATAGCACGTAACATTAACACTGGAGAAGTAGTAAAAGTACCATCACGCCGACAAGTGAAATTTATCGCTTACGGACAATTACAATCTCGCATTGATCATGGACACAAAGAGTCTACTCTCTAAAGTAAAACGAAACAAGTATCATGCTGAAAAGTCTGGAGGATACGCCTCGCGCAAAGAGCATCGAAGAGCCAATGAGTTAAAACTCCTGCAACGTGCTGGTATCATCAAGTATCTAAGAGAACAGGTTACATACGAGCTAATACCAACACAGCGCGACGTAAACGGAAAAGTCATTGAACGAGCTTGCTCATATGTCGCTGACTTCGTCTATACCGACAAAGATGGAAATCTCGTAGTCGAAGACACAAAAGGGATGCGAACGGAAGTCTACCGAATAAAGCGCAAACTAATGCTCCATGTTCATGGCATAAGAATTTTAGAACGATAAAAAAACTCTGATGATGGCTACAACGCAAATAAAATCTACCAACTATTTTTCTCATGATAGCAACGCCCGCAACGATGAGAAGCTCGTACGCTTGCGCATGAAACACGGTGCCGCAGGATATGGAGTTTACTTTATGTTGCTGGAACGCTTAAGGGAAGAAACAACCTACATGAGTGCCAAAGATTATAATATGATAGCCTTTGACCTTCGTGTGGATGCTGCCATTGTCAAGTCGGTCGTTGAGGATTTCGGGTTATTTGTCTTTACCGAAGACGGTAAGTACTTCTACTCCGATAGTTTTGTTCGACGCATGTGTGTCATGGAAGAAGCCAGGTTAAGACGTTCCGTTGCAGGAAAGAAAGGCGGTGCTCCTGTCGGAAATTCTAATGCAAGAAAAAAAGATTTACCGAAAGTAGCTTCTGCGCCAACTCCAAAGCTTACGCCAGCAACACAAGCATCCGACAACGACACGTATCTAAAACGCTTCTTCGGAAATGACAACGCGTCAAATCTTGAAGTACTACTCATGAACTTTGGATTAAAACAAAACAAACTTCCTCTCCTACGGAAAACAGCCAAAGAAATCGTGGCGGAATGGGAAATATCAAAGAAACAACACGAAGATTATACGGACTGGTCGCAGCACCTCATTGCAACTATGCGTATAAAAATCAATCAACCCTCAAAAGGAAAAGATGACAAAGAAGCCGAACCGCCAGCACCATCCGAATATCAATATGATGGAGGCTTTGGAAGCAAGGATGTATAAATAAGAAAATCATTATGGATGCAAACAAAGAAAACACAGAAGACACTGATGCCGCTAAGCAAATTCACAAGCTCGATCAATGCGTAAATTTAGCATGGAGAAAGATACGACAGCAACAGAATCAATCACCAGATTTAACTGTAAAGGAAATCTATAATGCTCACGCAAACACACTCCTTTGGATCGCAGACAATGTTGTACTTGCCAATCAAAGACGAGGATTCATCGTTGACGAACATAATAAAGATGTGTTGCGCTTCTTGCTCTACTACTTCAATGGATGTCCACTTGCAGAAAGCGTGTTCCCTGGGCGTGGCTATAAGCTACACAAACACATAATGCTGCAAGGAGCTGTAGGAACAGGTAAAACACTTCTCATGCAAATCTTTTCAGAATATCTACGCATCACAGAAAACCCTCGATACTTCCACAACCTATCTGTCACACAGATGGTAAACTACTACACGCTACACAACAACCTCGATCGCTATACTTTCTATGAGGAGGAAAACAGAGGCTTCAAGTGCATGCCAGTAAACATTTGCCTTAACGACATAGGAGTACAATCCACTAAATTCTATGGCATCGATACTCATACTCTAACAAACGAGTTTCTTCATGCGCGCAATGAAATTTGGACTATCTACAACAAAATGGCACACCTAACAACAAACCTCACAAATGAACAACTAAAAGAAAAATACAAGGACGGCTTCGGACGATTGCTCGACCGCTTCAAAACCTATAATATCATCCCATTAACTGGAGAAAGTAGACGATAAACAAATTCAAATAATAAAAACTCAAACAATATGGAACAATCAAAATTTTCAGAATTACAACCGTTTTTTTGCACTCGTGCGTCACTATTACAAGCACAAGAGATGTTAGAAAAAAATGCAGAACTCGATTGTCAGTTACGGATACGCTTTGCTAATGGCCATGAGGTAGTACTTAAAGTAGAGCGAGCAGACATTGAAACGCTAATTGATATAGAAAAAACTGCAACTGAGAAAAAGATTGAAAATGCATTGTCAAACAACAGTTCACAATCAAAAGACTAAATCCAAAAACAATTAAAGTTATGAATACTTATTTTGAAGTCGGTATCCGTTACGACAAAACAATGGAAAACGGATCTATTAAAAAGGTGACAGAAAACTATCTACTTGAAGCTGTCTCTTTTACAGAAGCAGAAAGTCGTGCCATTGAGAAATTGAAAGCCTACACTAGTGGAGAACTAAGCGTAATCTCAGAAAAAATCACCAACTTTTCAGAAGTAGTCACTACAGATAATGCCACTGCTGACAAGTTCTATAGAGTGAAGCATAATCTTATTACCCTTGATGAGAAAAATGGTAAGGAGAAAAAGCAAGCACAGTATATCATTATTCAAGCTGCCAGTGTGGACGATGCTCGCGACAGATACAAACAACATATTAAGAGCTGGCTCATTGATGTAGTGCTGGAGGCGGTCAGCGAAACTAAGTACATGGATTTCTTCCCCTATAAAAAATAAGAATAGCAAATGAAAAAGATAAAGACATACAAAGGCTTTGACAAGGACCTAAAAAGTAGAGGCTATAAAAATGATTAGTTGGCTACAAAATGAAGACAACTGAAATAAGTAAAAACAATCATGAACAAAGAAATGAGCAATTTAGAACAACAAGTCTCCAAGTTTGAAGAACAGACAGGTCGCCAGTTAAATATAAAAAACAATAAACCATACTATGCTGGCGCCCTCTACCTTGAGGAGTGTACAGGAATAACCTCTCTACCAGATAATCTCACGGTGGGAGGTAGCCTCTACCTGCGCGGTACAGGAATAACCTCTCTACCAGATAATCTCACGGTGGGAGGTGACCTCGACCTGCGCGGTACAGGAATAACCTCTCTACCAGATAATCTCACGGTGGGAGGTGACCTCGACCTGCGCGGTACAGGAATAACCTCTCTGCCAGATAATCTCACGGTGGGAGGTGACCTCGACCTGCGCGATACAGAAATAACCTCTCTGCCAGATAATCTAATAGTTGGCGGATACCTCGACCTGCGCGGTACAGGAATAACCTCTCTGCCAAATAATCTCACGGTGGGAGGTGACCTCGACCTCGATGGGTGTACAGGAATAACCTCTCTGCCAGATAATCTCACGGTTGGAGGTAGCCTCTACCTGAGCGGTACAGGAATAAAAGATACAAGTAAAGTAAAAAATAAATTATCGCAGGATGCACGGCAGCGAATAAAAAATATTACTAATCAAATATTTCGCTGGGAGTTCGGCAACCGTATCTATATCAAAGTTGATGGCATTTTTTCTCAGCTAATTTCTCAGCGGGGTAATGTGTCTGTCATTCGCCAGATAGGTAAAGATAAAAATGAGTACCTTGTCACAGATGGTCTTGGCCGTTGGGCACATGGTGATACAATCGCAGATGCGCGTAAGGATTTAATCTACAAAATCTCTAACCGTGACAAGTCAGCCTATGAAAATCTCACTCTTGACAGCGAACTTACCTTTGAGGAGTGTATAGAGTGCTATCGTGTCATTACTGGGGCGTGCGCAGCAGGGACGCGTGACTATGTCGAAAATCGTCTCCCAAAACCTCACAAAGAAAAATATACTATTCGTGAGATTATAGACCTCACCGATGGAGAGTATGGCTCAAATGTGCTGAAAGAGTTTTTTACTAAGTAATATAACCTGTGTAGGGGGGGGATCCTCCCTCCTACACAATAAAAATGTAGAAAGCAATGACTAAAGAAAACGGAATAATTATCAACGGCAAGAAATATATTGCCACGGCTGGCAGCTCATGTGAAAAATGTGCATTTGGACACGGCAAATACCAGTACTGCAACTCCTTCTGTGTGGCTTTTTCGCAAGACCTTTTAGGACTAAACGAGGAGATAATTTTTAAGGCGGTAGAAGAGTAAAGACTATAAAATTTTATTAACACTAAGATATACAAAATGAAACGAGGCGATTATATTACATGTCCTACCTGTAAGGGTAAGGGTAAAGTTTTTAACCATGCTGACGGAATCTTTACGCTTGGATTTGCCTATTTATTTGGTAAAGATAAATGCCCACAATGCCACGGTAAAGGATATATTGAGATAAAATAAACGGAAAAGTAATATGAAACAAATTTATACGCTCTGCAATTCAGCAGAAGAAGCAAATGCTCTCGGCCATTTTATTATGGGAAAAGGATATGAGGGCGTACAAAATGATAGCTACAGGTATTGCGATTTAGAAATAAGATTTGCCCTAAAAGAAAACAGGAGGCATCATAGGAACTACTGCTTTGTCGGTGTTAATGGCTGTCAAATGGTAGTCGGCAAAAACAAGAGAGAAATGAGGAAGAAATTCTCTTATAAGTACATAGAAAAGGAGCGAATGTTCAGAACATTATTAGAAATGGTATGATATGAAACGAATATTAGACGCTTGCTGTGGCAGCCGTATGTGCTGGTTTGATAAGGAAAATCCAGAAGCACTGTTTATGGATATTCGGCAGGAAACAACGACACTATGTGACGGACGTATATTGGAAGTCAATCCCGATGTGATTGGCGACTTTCGCAATATGCCATTTGATAATAAAAGTTTTAATTTGGTTCTCTTTGACCCTCCGCATTTGAAGAATCTCGGTAAATCATCTTGGATGGCCAAGAAATATGGACGGCTCTTCCCAACTTGGGAGGATGACATTAAGCCAGGCTTTGATGAGTGCATGCGAGTTCTGAAATCAAATGGCACGCTTATATTTAAGTGGAACGAGCAACAGATACCTACTGATAAGATAATTGAGATTGTTGGTACGAAACCGCTGTTTGGTCATACATCTGGCAAAGGAAACCATACGATTTGGATGTGTTTTATAAAATAAATGGAAAAGTAATATGGAATATAGAATTGTACAATTAAGTGAGTATGAGTATAACCAACTTCGAGAAAAAGCTGTGTTGAACGATACAAAAATCCGCGACTTGGCGGAGAAATATTACCAAGAACGTGGTGTTTTTCGAATTGATCTTAGAGTCGGACTACAAGATAAATACAACGGAGATACAGTTTTCTATACCAATGTGTTCTCATGCGAGAACGGCTTGTATAAGAACGATGAATTTAGTCCAATTATTACAGAGAAAGGCCGCAGGAAGATAGAGCGGATATTGTCCGATGCTTGCACGGAAACCTTTGAGAATCATTTTGGAGATGCTATTAAATTCAGAAATTACTATGCTAAAGCATTGGAGAGTTTTTCTATAGCAAGAAGGATTGCCTACGCAATAGCATTCAGTGGATGGGGAGTTGCGACCGCAGTTATTTTGTATCATTTTTTATTCAGTAAATAATATGAAAAGAGAAATTTTATTCAGAGGAAAGTCCATTCAAAATGGTAAATGGCTGTATGGAAATATACAAATTCCCGAAGCTCCATATGATGAATATTTCATGTGGGACAACGGGTGGCAAATGCAGGTAGATGCAAATACTATCGGGCAATATACTGGCTTGAAAGATAAGGTCGGTAAGAAAATCTTTGAGGGAGATATAATTAGTTACTACACAACAGAAACCTATTGTATTAATCCCGACTGTGACCTCGCCGTACAAGGATATGGAAGCAAACTGGTAAAGAGGGAATCTGAAGTAACATATATTGACGATGGCTTTTGTGTAGATGATGAAATAGGCCATTCTTTGCCAATATCATATTGCGGGATTGGCTATGATGGCTTTAACGAATTCAAGGAATGTGTAGAGAATGATTCCTATTTTGATACAAACGGTTACGAACTTGACAGTTCAATTATTGGTATAGAAATTATAGGCAACGTTACAGATAACCCCGAATTATTAAAGTAAAAAACATGAACAGGACTAACGAAATCAATAAAGCAGCGCAGGAATATTGTAAAAAGAATATCCCCGATTTACAAGACATACCCCACACAATTGAAACAGCCTTTGAAGCAGGTGCGGAGTATGCAGATAAGCATCCATCTCGTAAACTTATGCTAAAAGTGTGGGAAATAGCGGTGGCTGCTACTGTAGACCAAATAAACGGAAAAATCGTCTACATGAAGACTAGAAACGAGATTGTTGCATACATAAGGGAAAGATTAAAATGAAAGTAATACTAAAAAACAACGGTGCAAGAAAAGTTTACGAAAACTGTGAAATCGAAATAAAGGAAAATGAAATTATCGTCACACGAAAATTTAAGGACGGCGACTTCATCATAAATAGAGAAGATGGATTTATGGCGATATTTAAGGAAAAAGGAGCTGGCGGTTTTCTGTACGACTATGCCTTCTTAAATTTTGGAGAAGATGTTACCATATCAAACATTGCTTTTAGTGGCTTCTTGGAAGATTTTCAGCCGGCCACAGAAGAAGAAAAACAAATGATGCACGATGCCCTCAAAAAACAAGGATTGCAATGGAATGCAGAAGAGAAGCGAGTAGAGAAGCGAGTAGAGAAGATAAGGTGGCGAGCAAAGAAAGGTGGAGATTATCATTTTTTAACTTCCTATTTAACTACGATAACTACAAGTGAAGTAGGTGATTATACTGATACGTCCCGTTATGATGCCCTCAACTATTTCAGAACTAAAAAGCAAGTCGAAGAGGCTGCTAAGCGCGTAAAGGAAACATTACGAAAGTACCACGAGGAGATAGGAGAATGAATTATGAAAGCAAAAGTAAAAGATACAGGAGAGATAGTAGATAAAAAGTGCGTCTGGAGAGCCGACCTCTGGGGTAAATATTACTACTTCGACGAATTCCTAAACGTAAAATTTACTTGGGAGGAAAACATTGAAGTAGATGATATGCGCTGGGGTATTGGAAACTACTTTGCGACAGTAGACGATGCTGAAAAAGCGGTTAATGAGGCAAAGAAAGTACTAAGGACGTACTACGAAAGAAAATAGATAAGACATGGATACAAGCTTTGAACGAAGTCCTAATACGACAGACGAATGGTACACACCTAAAACAATCATAGATGCACTGGGGCATTTTGATTTAGATCCGTGTGCTCCTTGCAACAGACTATGGGACACAGCCACACGGCATATTACTCCAACGGAAGACGGATTAAAAGCAGACTGGGGAGGCAAGCGCGTGTGGCTAAATCCACCATACTCACGCCCACTCGTTGAGAGATTTATCAAAAAGATGGTAAACAATAACAACGGTATTGCGCTTTTGTTTAGCAGATGTGACAGCAAAATGTTCCAAGACCTGATCTTTCCCAATGCTACGGCTCTTCTGTTTATTCGGGGACGGATAAAGTTCTATCGTCCAGATGGTACACAAGGCGGTAGCTCTGGATGTGGTAGTGTACTTGTGTCGTTCGGAGGCAACAACGCAGAGGCTCTAAGAAACAGTAGCATCAGCGGCAAGTATATACAACTAAAGTAGAACAGAAAGAGTTGTCCGAAACTTTAACTCAAAACTTAACACACAAGTATCTTTTTGCTACCCTAATTTTGTCATACAAATATGTGCAGTCATGATTAAAGAGATACAATACGCAGGTTATTCAACTGAACCATCGGACTACGAATGTTCCGATGGTCAGTTGACAACCTCTCTTAACCTCATCAACGAGGACAACCAACTAAAGCCGATATTCCAACCTTCTGTTCAAGCTGTGTTGCCAGAGAACTATAGGGTAGTTTACATACACGACACCAATACTTTTACACATTACATAATCAACTCTAACAATGTACTATATTGGTTAGATGGTAAAAAAATTACAGAAGCGACTGATAAGCCTGTATCAAGTACAATCATAGCCGGACTGTTGGCAAATCACGAACTATACGATTTTTCATCATCTGGCATTTATGAGATCAATGCCATTGGTAACACATTAGTTGTTCTTACTTCGAACGGAATTCACCACTTTCTTTGGAAAGGGAAAGAAGAGGGATATCTGTATCTCGGAACTCATCTTCCAGAACTTCCAATATCTTTTGGATTGCAAGGGGAAATGGTCAAAACAGAAGACTTCGACATTCTTTTTAATGGTATTAGTGAAGGAGATTTGTGGAAAGAGTTTTCTGAAGACAACAAAACAAAAATCACAGGCAAAGTATTAGCTAAAGTCAATAAGTTTATTGCTGATAAATCTACAAACGCTGGAAAGTTTATTTATCCTTTCCTCGTTCGATATGCTTATCGTCTGTATGATGGGACGCTTACAATGCACTCCTCACCTGTCCTGATGATTTGTTCTTCTGACATCGCACCACAAGTGGCATGGTCTCACATACATGGGGCAAAATCATATGATAGCGCAACGCTCTGTGTTATGGGAGTACTACACTCCCTCGACTATGCCGTCTGCCAACCAGCACAGATAGAGGTGTTAAAGAAATGGAAAGATATTGTTCGTTCTGTTGACATATTCATATCAAAACCAATATATACCTACGACCCAAATGGACAATGCACCAAGTTTGCACCAGTAGAAGAAAATGATTGCTATTGCGTGTGTAAACATATCAATCAGACTGCCGACAAGAACAAATATCCATTGATGTATCAGGTAAGGACATTCAGTGAAATGTATGCTTTCACTTTTGACCCCGAGAAATTCTCCTATCGTTCTGCGCGACTTATCATTCCGAAGCGCAGTGCAGACCAAGTGAAAGCTGACATTCGTTCATGCTCTCAATTCTATTTCCTAAAAAGCATCAAATTAGATGAGTTAACAACCGAACGCACCATTGTAGAAGTAGGGAAGAATTACCTACAATCATTGGTCACAAGAGAAACAATGACAGATGATTACGACAGCCACGATACATTGATACCACGCTACTCGTTCTCATACAACTCTCGCTTGAATCTCGCAAACATCAAGAAGCAACTCTACAATAAATTCAATACGGGGGCTTTGTTCAACTACTCTAATGGGTTTATCTCTGAAAAACCAGAGGTAAACAATGTGGAGAATAGAACCTTCTTTATTACAGTAAGTTTCTATATCAAACAAGATGGACGAGATATTATAGTGGAGGGAGAGAGTTTCCCACTTCCGCGAAAATCTTATTTCCTCTTCTTGTTCTATCCAAATATCAATGCATACAAGGCTGTTATAGATGGGGGCGTATTTTCAACTATTCGTTTTGAAGTTCCTTTAGAAGCACATGGTTTTCTCAATGGAGCGTTTTACTTTGGAGGATGGGAGAATCCAACACAAAGAATATCAAAAGACCCACGTGCCTCTTCTGACGAAGAACGTACCGTTAGTATTCCAAATAAAATCTACACTTCGCAGGTTAATAACCCTTTTCACTTCCCAGTGTTAGGAATTAACGCAGTAGGTACTGGAACAATCCTTGGTATATCGGCTGCTGCAAAAGCCCTTTCACAAGGGCAGTTCGGACAATTCCCTCTCTATGCCTTTACTACAGAGGGGGTATGGGCTTTAGAAGTTTCCAATACTGGTTCTTATTCCGCACGCCAACCTATCACGCGTGATGTATGTATCAATCCAAAGAGTATTACACAGATTGATAGTTCCGTACTCTTCGCAACAGATAAAGGAATTATGCTCATTAGTGGTTCACAGACACAATGTGTTTCAGATGATATTGCAACAGAAGTTCCTTTTGATGTCACTATGCTGCCTAATATGGATCAACTTCAATCAATGATTGGGTTAGCTGGAGGTTCTTATCTACCAATAAAGCCATTCCACGAATTCCTTACAGGTTGCCAAATGATTTATGACTATATACACCAGCGTATCTTTGCATTTAATCCTACAACAGATGATAAAGGTAGACCATGTTATCCATACGCCTATGTCTTCTCTCTTAAATCAAAATTGTGGGGCATGATGGTATCGAATCTGCAAACTACAATCAATTCTTATCCAGAAGCGTTAGCGATGACGAATGATAATAAACTTGTTTCTTTCAGCAATACAGATGAAAAAGAGTGTAAAGGCCTCTATATTACGCGACCACTAAAACTGGATGCTACTAATATACACAAGACTATCTCTTCACTCATACAGCGTGGACACTTCCAACGTGGAGATGTAGGTACTATCCTATATGGTTCACGAGACCTTTACAACTGGCACTTCATTTGGTCTTCGAAAGACCATTATTTGCGCGGATTCCGTGGAACACCATACAAGTATTTCCGCATTGCAGGTATTGCATCATTGACAGATGGTAAGTCCATCTTTGGAACTTCCATAGATTTCGAACAACGTCACACAAATCAAATAAGATAGTAGTTTCATAATGTTATTTTAGGTTAGAATTAACCGCACCAGTCTGTGAAGATAGGTGCGGTTTTCTATATTTTGTTTATGTCTTACCACGGATGTGTCTTACGTGTAAAAATACCCTTATGTGTGGTCTTAGCTTTTGTAATCTCACGTTCCGTTAACTCTGCTTTTGCTGCCCAGTTTGCAGCAGCATTAGGATTCATGATACTCAACCAGTCTGCAAGAACACGATACACCATATATTCATGTATCAACCGTGATAATAGATGTATTGTAGTGCGGGAAACATCTAAAGGAATATGCAGCTCTATTACATACTCCTCGGGCGCTAACAGACAATCATCTATTTCCTCTTCAATGGGAGTGGATTTTGTCCATGGGTATAGCAGTTCTACAATGGAAGCGTGTACAACAGCAAGAATACGGCTAACTCTATCAACGTTCCCTTCTTCGCCAATCTCCGCAAGAACGTGTTGGCCGTGTTGTTTCTCTTCGCCCATAACGTCTGCTTCAATATAAGCGTAATTCTTGATGTCATAAAGCAACTGTTCTCGCAAGAACTTTAAGCGAACTATTTGCTTTCCATCACCGACAGCCGAAAAGTCAATACTACAATTACATGAATCTGACATAACAACGTGTTTAATATGTTGGGCGAACTGGACGGCTACGCTTGTAGAGAGCTTTCTTTGCTCTGTCGAGTGCGGCTTCTGCATCTACCTTACATGCCTCGGCAATTTCTGGGCAAGTCTGACGATACCATTCATAGATACTGCGACCAACAACAAATTCATGAATACCTCCACCAAGGGCATCCGCTGCAGCACTATTATAGTTACTGGGAAGTAAGAAGTTCAAAACAACCGCTTCGCCATTTTCAACCTTACTATCAATAAGATTGTTCGTAGCGGTTATTGTCTCGTTTAGGTATTCGCCCAACTCGACCTTTGTTTCTGCAATAGCATTGCTAATCGCACGAACCAACTCGTACGAATTTTCTAAGTCTTCACTTGCTTGCATGTGAGCAGCAGCTTCATATTTGAGCTTGCCGTTTGCTTCCAAGCTACGCGCTGTCACATGCGTCTTATTCATGATTGCAAACTTCAACTCTTTGGTCTGAATAGTGACAGCAAGATTCTTTTTGTTCTCTGCCATGATAATGATAATTTTATTAACGTTTTATTACTTGTCAGTCGTAGGTCGGACGTACAGGTTTCTTCTTGTGAAAAGCCTTTTCTTTTACCTCTTCAAGAATAGCCTCGCCATGATTGGAGAATTCTCCTGCCTCCTTTTTATTAGAGAAGACATACCATCTACCTGTAATGCTCTGCACAAAGTAGGAAAATAAACCAAGTTGCATACTGGGAAGCAAGGCGGTATCAAAGGATACAGATACATTCAATACCAGATTGTAAGTATCTCCATCTGCTGACATACCTTCTGATGTCAACATACGAATGAAAGTCTTTGCCACCTCCGCACGGCTTTCATCCCAAAAGCGTTTTAGCAAATTTTGATCTTCGTCAACAGTGCTGATGCGCTCGAAAGCATTAGCATCATTATCCATCTTTGCACCAGTATAGCTTGTAGTCTGTGCTACTTCTTTGAACACCTCCGACTGCTTAATTGATAGTGTAATATTCATAGTCTAAAACTATATGTAATTTGAAACCGATTTGTTGTTCTTTCTTCTTGCTATTGGTAGGAAGATAACAATAACTACTTGCAAAAGTACCTGCTTCTATAGTTACTGTACATTTATCTTTTGTGTTTCTGGTACGCACTAAAAAAGGCCGCGCGCATCACTGCGGACGACCTTAAAACTAACTAAACTAAAAATATAAACTACAAAAATTACCTATATCTACGCCTAAGCCAAACGACTGCAACCGCCACAACGGCCAAAACAAGTCCAACAGCAGCGCCACGCCACATATAGCGCACTTTATCCCATCGGCTGACCTTGCGCTCCACTGGATATGGCACGCCAACCGAATCAACGCGCACGGCTTGTACTGTATCAACGCGCCACCTATCGCGCCACCTCAGCCGCTCAATGTACTTTACTATACACACGGTATCTCCTCTAACAAACTCGCGTAAAAAAATACTATCGCGTACACTGTCGCGGAGTGTCTCTACCTGCACGACTCGCAAGGTATCACGGCTCACACGCGGCACCTCTACATATCTCACGGACCTACAGGAGCAAAGCACACCGCACAGCGCAATCGTCAAAATTATTGCCACAGCACTCCACCATATCAACACTTGCGCCAAAATTGCTTTTATCAAATCTTTATCAAAATTATCTCTCATTTATTGTATCTTTTATTGTATCTTTTTTGTATCACTCACCCCACAGCTTCGCCTCCCACGCGCGCCGCTTTACAAGGCCCGATAAAACTTTGCCATCTGAATGCACCCACTTTTTTATCTCAGCTTGCACGCGCGCGACATCGGCACGCTGATTGACAAGCACGAGGAGCGTAGAGCCGCGGAATTTAGCCGCGCCAAGATTAAAAACAAAGTCGGTTAACGCATCGACCTGCCCCTGCGTCAAAGGCACTTTAACAAGCGACCTAACAACCGCGTGCGCCTCGTCAAGGTCCTTAATCAAAAGTTTTTCTGCCTCCGCGTTTGTTATCGTCATCTTCGGAGGAGCGCCGTAGTGGCCGAAGCCTATTGTCCAGAGTTTCTCCGTGCTAACGGGCTTATAAGAGGTCAATCTCAACCCCTCAAAAGCCTGCACCTTCAAAAACAATCTATCGCTATACTTTTTCATCGTCTGTAATATTGCTACTCTTTAGGTAATCTTTGAGAAAAGGAATTTTATCCACCGCCTTAAGCGTCAGTACATAGTACACAAAGCCTGCTATGCGCCACATAGGAGTATTAGGTATCAGCATAATTTTCCAGTTGCGAACGATATTAGTGGAGTAAAACCAAATCGCCACACCGCACAAAGCTTTGACTACTCCTAATGTTTCATCACCAGCATGAAGGAAACTTCCTGTAATGAAAATAGAAGCTGACATTACGAAGAATAAACAACAATGTTTAAAAAACACCATAGACTTCTTAAAGTCCCATTTTTCTCCGTGCTTGAGGCCTGCAACAAGGCCGAAAACGTAATTTACTCCAAAAACTACAAGCATAGCATACATAAAGTCCAGCATGGGAAAGAATAAGCTCAACATTCCGCTGATGATGCTACACATCATAAATTTAAACTGTTCTAAATAATTCATTTACTTTTATTTTTTTGAGGGCTACATCTTCATTTTATTATACTCTTCCATAGGCATCCCAACACTGCGGACGTACATGTCAGCTGCCATATTAGCCGGAGTTACATACGCATAATTTAGATACGAGAAATACACAAGTCCGTCACCTGATGGAGTACAAGTGTAGTGGCCGTCCATAAAAAAAATGTCCATACCATATCTTCCGAGCATAGTCTGAATTCCTGGAACTGTACTTTTATCCTTAGCGGATATATCATGTAGATACTTTTTAATAAAGAGCAATTCACCAATACTTGGGAGATACCATTTCATCGCATTAGCAGAAGCCCCCGCTACTGAATACTGCATAGCTGTCTTGACTGCAGGGCAACCAGAAATCCCATTTTGACCTGTTGTCCCATCTAATTGAGCAAGAATTTTGTCGCAATCAAAAGCTCCGCTGAAAGCATTCCAAACACTCCCATTATCTGCACCTCCCACAGGATAATTCTCTACACCTTCCACAGGATAATTCTCTACACCTTCCACAGGATAATTGGCTGCATATTTCATTTTAGCGTTATTCCCATAAGTCTTTGAGATGATTACTCTACGACCTTCAGCGCTTACACTTAAACCAACAACGGCGTATGCCCCTTTTTTAGCTACTGATAGTTGTGCGGGATCGTCCCATTCCTCGCAATCAATAAAATGAACTTGTCCATCTGTGTCTACAACCGTAATCTCATAGTAAGGTATTCCACCCAAACTTTTGATATATTTTGGAAACTTGTCCAAAGGTGTTTCCATCGTCACTCCTGATATGCCATAATGGTTCAGTGCATCAACGAGAGCTTGTTTGTTCGATTTCAATAAGTCTGCATCTTTGAGTAGTGTCATATTTCCTCCTTTCTTTATTCTGCTGCCACTGGGCGTACAGAAAGCCTTGTACTTTTCATTTTAACCATGGGAAGTCCTGATGTCATCTTCACGCAGCACGCATTGTTCGCGTCAGTCTCGTTTGAACTCCAATACTCAGCATCTCGTGACAACTTAGGTTCTGAAGCCCAAAAACGTGAAAAGGCAATATTTATTTCTTTTATATATTTGCCGATAAGACAAAGTATTCCCATTGCTGGTAAAGCCCATTCTGTAGCATCTGCTATACCGCTGTTGTCACCAGCATTAAAGGCTTTGTAGCGAATTGCAGATAATGCTGCACATGGAAGATTTTCACCGAACTGTTCTACAATTTTATCGCTCTGGTACTTACTTTCGTAAGTTCGGTAAACACTGGAAATTCCATTATTATCAAGCCACTTAACATCAATACCGTTTCTCCCCCAGACCTCTGCTGGAAGATCTGTTGAAGCAATGATGAAACTCTTCCCGTCTGCACGAACTCTAAGCCCACGCTTAACGTATTGTTGTTGCTCAGTGGCAGACAGAATCTCCCACTCATTTTGTGTAAAGTAGTATTTGTCAGAACCTTTTGCGCAGGCAAGACAAATATCATACAGTCCACATGAACGATATACCAGTGATGGGAAATCACTCGCTTTGATGTTTTCATAGTCGCTGCCAAGGTCAAAGCCTATCGCCTTGAAGGCGTCGACTATCGCTCTTTTATTTTTGCGTAGGAGCGTCACGCTTTGTGCAAATGATGGCATAGTATATACTTTTATTATTCTATCGTTTCTCCATTGAAATACTTTAGAGCAAGAGCCTCAATATTTTCTAATGTAACTTCCCCAAAACTGTTACTGACTTCATCTTCTGTGGCGAAGTCTGAGTGAGCATTGATTTCTGAAATTAACCTTATATAGGCTTCAATGCCTATTTTGATTATGATACCTTCAATGCTGCGTGAAATCTTTTCTACGTCTTCTGTCGTGTGAATCTTGGTCAATTCATACTCGCCCATAATAACAGGCTTGTCTGTCTGCGCACCAGAAGCATCTATTCCCTTTACACCAATACCAGAGATGGCTAACAGTTCAGAACCTGTACCTCTTAATGGTTGATTAGCAAAACGGACGGAAGAAAGTTTCAACAGAGGTTGTGATGCTACAATATCTGATAATAACTTCGTAGCATTGATTTGCGGAGAGCGTTCTACATTGAGAACTAATACCTCTGAAAGTTTCTTAACTTGCACGCCTTCTGTCTGATTCAATCCGACATAAGCCAACTTCGGTAGCCCGACATACTTTAATTCTGTTATAGTAGATGGAAGTGTCTCTGTTACAATCCGACTGGCTTCGGCAAGTGTCACCGTCTCCAACTTACTTCGATCACCCGCTGCTAAAATTTCTATCAGACGTGGACAGAGACTGGCATCTAATTTAGTCACGCCACTATTCCTAATATCTATCTTTTTAAGGAAAGGCATTTGTGGTAAGTCTAACGTGCTCAACAAGTCTGTTGTATAAGCAGGACGGTAGTCTTCTCCGCCTATGATGAGTTCTTCCAACAGTGTGCAATACTGGATATTAAAAGCACTCTGCTTCGGAGTACAACCGCTCAAATCCAACTTCGACAGATTCTTTGCACCAAAAATGTAAATCATCTTACCTGCATCTCCAGCTGGGGATGTTTTTAACGTATAGCTTTCGCCTGCTTTTAAGTAGCAGCTGTCGACAACCTCATTAGCGCGGTCTTCTCCCAATCCGAAAAAACCGTCTTGAGCTGCAGTAATCTTCACAGAGACAGTACCCATCATTCGAGCTGCAAAAGGATTTGTGTACAAATCTCCTACTTGGTAGAAACCATCGCGGAAAGCAAATCGTTTCTGCTGGAAATCTGGAAGGTCTTCTAGTCGCAATCCATGTAATGCGTAGAAGTAAGAAGAGCCTGCTTTAGCAGTTTCGATATACTTGCGTTCACCATCAAAGGATGAGATAACTTGCGCCCATCTGTTCAAACGTTTCTCCATCCAATAATGATAGCTACCTGCTGCCGAGAATATCTGCATACCTGTCTTATTGGTAACAGAACGCATAGATGCTGCAATCTGATGTAGAGTGATACTGTCACTTCCTCTTTCATCAAGCCAAATTCCCATACCCTTTGCTTCTGCTGCAAAACCTTGTCGAAACATTACTCCGTCATATCCTTGATAAAGGGTTGACTTTGTAGAATCTAAGTCCCAAGGTATGGTAAGACCACAGTCATTGTCTGCTCCATCAACACAATCTCCGTCATACCAATGATTAAAATAAGCACGCGTCATACCATCTGTATCGAGATAGAAGCAGATCATCATATTCTTGCTCCATTGGTCTACGGCTGTCTTGTAATCTCCAGCAATGATATAGCACCCAGTACTCTTCACGTTGGCATACTTGTGTAATTCGTGTTGCCATTTCTTCAAGCGATTCTCCTTTGTACCAGGCACCATATTCCCATCCAAAGCGATGGTCGTTGCTGCATCCTTACCTCCAAAGTATTTATAACTGGTGCTACCATCTTGATGAACGACCTTTTCTGAGTTATAAGACGTATTCTCCGTAAGGTTCTGATTACAGTCTTGGCAGAACTTCAACCAGTTATAAAGATTGTAAGGAAGCATCTTACCTGTCTTATAGTAGGCTGTCAGTTCGTCATCATCGGGATAGCGACTCTCATAATACGACATCCATATAGGCTTATTCGTTGCTGGGTCAATAGCAAGCATATCATCTATACTATTCACGCCTTGCCCCCAACATAGATGGTCGTACTTCAAGTATTCATAGCAGTCCACGGGATTGACAACCTTCCCCGTGATTGTCCACTTCTGACTGTTCTTGTCATACGACATAGAACCAGTGACGTCTTTCCATTGGCCGCCCTTATACGCATAGTATTTGTCATCGGTCGTGTGGTACACCGCTGTCCACTTATAGAGTTTTACATCATCTGATGCAACTACCGCACCTGTTTTTCCTACTTCGATAGCTCCTTCAACTTTGGCTACCTCTGTCATCTTACCTGTACCATCGTTCTCTAACACAATCTTGCGTGGTCCACAAAACTCTGCTAACACAAAGTATTTTGAGCCAAACAGTTCAGATTGTTTAGATAGAACTTCGGACTTGTAAGTATCTAAACTTTGTCCACGTGCAGCAACCTTTAATGTGAAGTCTCCATAGTTCAGACAGTTTGCATTGTATCCTGACACTCCCTCGAAGCCAAAAAACTTTGCATCACCTTTGTCTGCGTTGAAATTGGCTTTTGCGTGAAAATAGGCATTAGCAGGATCGCAAGCTTCTGTAGCGGTCATGAGGTGGTCTGTTCTGAAAAGCGCACAAGGAACAGAATCGATAGATGTATGATATTGATACTTTCCTGTATTGGCTTTTTGCGCTGGCGTCATATAGTCTTGCCCAAGTGCAATCTGAACATCATTCATCATCTCCATCATTGCACCATTATTCGCACCCGCAGAATCGGAATAGTCTACCTTGATTGTTGAGATGTTGGTGAATTGTCCATCATCGACAATCTGTATCTTACGCTTCGCTGCCATAGCTGCACAGGCATCGTACTTTGCCAAGATGTCTTTATCGCTATTATACATTGCGCTAATTTGTTCGCGACTATGCAGCAAGATAATAGTGCCACTTTTGAACTTTCCTTTCTTGTTCTTGATAGGACGCATGGAAGACGTTGTACCTTGATTCGTCTGAACAACGCCTATAATCTTGCAGTCTTGCCATGGACGATCGGGGAAGTAACAATACCAATCCACAATTTGTTTCGTCTTCTTGTCACCATCCTTTGCTTCTAAGAAATCAGGATAGCTGGATTCTACATCTGCGGTCTCACTGTTCTTGGTGATGACACACACCATAAGCCCTGCATCCTTGCACGCTTGTAGGGAGGGACGCACTTTTGTACCTCCCTCTGCTGAATGACTGGAGAGTACATGATTGCGCTCATACTCCTTAATCATCATTTCTGTATCTGCCAAACCTACCACATAAGAATCGCAAGCCTGAACAAAACCATAATAGTGATTCCATACTTTCAACTGATACAGATAAATATCACCGTGTGTAGAATCGAATTGTAGATGAGCATCTGACATACCAAAAGCACCTGCAGTATATTGCAATGCACCAACTTCGTCACCATTACGGTATATCTTCACAACACCATATCCGCTTAACGGAGAAATAACTGCTGGTTCTACTACAATATCATAACGCAACACCTTGTCGTTCACGTGAGGGATGATTGCACAAACATTGTTTGTCTTAAAATCTCCATTCGACGTGACGACTAATTTATCACCTGTCAGAATAAAGCCAAACTTCCCTTCGGTATAGCATCTCAACAGTTCTGCACTGCGCTGCGCTACATTCTTTGTTTGCAGAGTCATGCTAAACGCCATGCCCAAAGTTTCAATTGCTCTGTTATTAAACAAAGGGCGGTCAAGTTCTGCTCGTACATCTTCAGCGATGCGTAACGACATTCTGCCGTTGTCTTTCTCTGTTCCATAGACAGAGCTTCCGTAACTGTCGTTTACAAAACCATTGGTGGTATTATTCGCACCTGTATAAGTAAGGTTGATAACCCCTCCGTCTGTATCTTCTGTATGGATTGTGAGGTCTGAATCTGCATTGCTACGACCTGCCATGTCGATTTCCCAGTATACACCGTCTACTTCCGAAATTGGAATAAGTGTTCCTTGGATTGTTAGGTTCAGATTCTCAGGGAAACTATGTCCTTCGCATTCTCCACTGAAGGTAATACTATCTCCCTGCTGATAGTCTGTCAAACGCTTTGTGATAGTATAGCTATTACTGCGTGAGAATACTTTCTTTGCAACGATTTCTTTTTTGCCTCCATTCTTGGTAGAATATAGTGTAACATTCAAACGCTGTGTGCTGCGCTGAAAGGCTGCTGCATCAAAACTGATGGAAGAGAACAATTCTTGTTTGCCTTCTCCTGTATTATCACTCCAGCGAGCCACGATTACTGGAGTGTCGTAGTTTGTTGAACCTTCGTTGGGTTCTAACACCATAATACCAGTATGTAGCATATTGCCTTTCACACCTGATGCTACATCTGTTCCTTGAATACGGAGTGCGTATGCTCCATGTGACAATCCTTTCGGGCTGATAGGTACCGTGTGTGAATAGGTATCAAGAATGGTTGTTTCTTGTATTGTTTCCCATGCTCCACCTCGATTGATTTCTACTTTGACACTAATACCTTTGTCGGAAGCATTATTAGGAAAGGCATACATCGGTATGTTTTTGGACTTGCCTCCAACTTCCAATGTTGTATCTTTCGTGTAGTTAAGTGTCTGTACAGATACACAAGTGACATCTACGGCAGTAATAGAGAAATTGCGCATCGCCGTATTGCCGCTGTCGTCAGTGACTTGCATCTGTAGACTTCGATTGCCTGCCTTTAGAAATAAGCTGGATAAGTCAAAATTAAACGAATAGTCCGTGGACGTTGCACTCGAACCTTGGTTCAAGGTCTTAGTAAATACGGTCTGCTTTGTTGTGCGATCGATGATACTAACATCTTGTATGTTGTTAGATTGCTCAATGCTGCCAGCTGTCGTAATACTCATAATGGAAGCTTTCACTACAAATTTGCCACCTGCTTTACCATACAGAGGGTTATCCTTAAAACCAATAGTAACCACAGTGCCACCAGTTCCTGTACCTGTGCCAACATTGAATTGAATCTCGTCACCGACTTCTTCTCCTGCACGATTCACCATTGCTAACTTTATCGTGCCGTGCGTTTCTGTATCTACTCGAAGATTGGAAACCATCTGAGTATATGCACCACCAGTGCTGAAGGCATCCTTACCTCCACGTTCTGGTACTTCAGAGACGGTTACTTTACTACCTCCTCCGAAGTCTTTCCACAACGCCACCTGGCTCTTATCTGCTACATTGCCATTAAACTGCTTTGTCTCCATGGAGTTCTCTCCATTGACATAAGCAATAATCAGCCCCGTCTTGATATACTTAACACCCGTTTCCTGCTCAAATGCTATCAAACGGGTTACGGCACTCTCTAAGGTATAGTAATTGCCAGCCGTTGGAGCACCACAAAGATTATTGATAACAATATAATTCTCTGAACCTGCTGCAAGGCTACCGAAGTCTTTCCAATTATCATCGTTTGTCCAGCTACTCTCATCTAAAGAGTTGCCAATATACTGATATGTTTTCCAACTCTGCTTCGTGGCTTGAAAGGTCATCAGCAAACCGATGGCCGCTTTCTTCTTCGACAAAGCCACATGGACCGCGGAATGTTCTGGAAGATCGTCAATCAAAGCGTAATAGCCTTGAATGGGGAACTCTACTGTTGGATTAAATATAGCGGCCGCACCTGATGCACTAATCTGCTGCAACTGCTTATTAGCCCACATATAGGCCTTATCCTCGCAGATATATATCTTTCCAGAATAAGGAGTAACACCTTTTGCAGATACTGCACCACCATAAACTTCATAACCTACAAAACTCGAATAGTATTTATCTTCATGAGGAGAATAAAGTACAAACTTTCGTGTAGTAGTATCGTACAATACTTTCCCCTGAATATTTGCAGAAACAGATTCAAAGGTTTCGACATCTGTGAAGCCGTCAAAGGAGATAGTTCCATGCTTCTTATCTGCCTTTTCCAGTTCATTGATAGCCCTCGTATGAGATTCTATCACACTGGTAGTGTCTTGTAGATTGCTAATGTCCGATAAGGCTGCGTCAAGCTTCTTCTTATCAGCAGCTGACATCACACCAGCTTTACTCTTTGTTGCAGAAGGAATTTCTACTCTTTGGCCTTGCCGACCATTGGTATAGAGGACAATATTCATATCTGCCTCTTCTGCATTCACTTCAAGGCTTGAATATGATTTCGCTACTGCAGCTTTTTCCTCATCTGTAAAGTCGTTAGAACTTAGGACTTTACCTTCTTCCTTATCGACCTTTTGATTAAGACTATCGCTCAATCCATCTACTGCGGCTTGCGCCTCATCTGTGTAGTCGTTAGAACTCAAGCCTTTACCTTCTTCTTTATCAACCTTTGTGTTGATGGCATTAGTAAGCAGGGTAATGTCTGTAGCATCAGCTTTCTTTTTCAGTTCCTCTCGTAACTGCGAGAAGTCTGAACCACCAACACCACCAGTCTTACCGCTATTCTTCCACTTTCCTTTTTCCACTACATAGATAGGGCCAGGAATACTGTCACCTACAACAGCCCACCAGCCCTTCTGTGGCCTTGGATAGGCTTCTTGTAGTTTAGCCTCATCCAAAAAGAAACCTTTGTTCGCTCCTCTAATATTAGGAGCTTCAAGCCAACCATCAACTACAAGATCATGCCCGATATGAGTACTGCCTGCTATGTCGGCATTCCCTCCTAACGTAATGTGACGACCTACTGAAACATCACCATCTAAGTGTGTTGTCTTTGTTGAACCCATTTTCTATTACTTCAAGAATGTTTCTGCTAATTCGGATAATATCTTTCCCTTTTCTATCTCTCCACAGGTCATAAGCGTTAGTCCTGCAGCAGTATAAACCACTGCATTATAACAACGCTCACTAATGTCTACACCACCGTCTTCGTCTATCTTAGGATAAGGAATATACACGGCACGCCTAACTTGAGCCTGATTAGTTTTACATGAATAAAACTCCAAGACACGCCCTTCTGGGCGTATCGCAATTGCACATACAGGTTTCTGTGACGTGCCGCGGATTCCCTTGAAACGGCTACGTTGTTTTTCGTATTCTGGTTCGTCTGTACTAATGGCTGTATATACAGCTTGTTCCCAATCGTCCATTTCAAAAACGACAAGACGCAAGAAGTCATGCGGCAGCAACACCCAACCACTTTCTAACTCACGCCAATAGATAGCATCGCCGAAGTTATGGCCTCCTTCCAACAATATGGTGGGAGCTTTCAAGTGTACACGTTGGATAGACTCAAGTATCTTAGACTTGATAATTTCGTCAAGTGCCAAGGTATCAACATCATCATTCACAATAAGAGCCTCGCTCATCATGTTTTGGTCAATACAGACGCGCACATCCTGCATTATCTTGTCGATTTGAAATATCATGATGATAGAATGATTAGGCGGTGAATACAAACGTCACTCCGCACTCTTCACAAGCTGCTTCAAAAGCCCCTTTGGTGCGAAGACCTGTAGCGGTATAGTTCTTATCAGAATAATGCTCTTTGAGGTATTCAATAGCTTCACTCTTGTCGGCTACCTTAATCTCACACATTCCTACAATAGCTCCAGTTCCTTGCGAATCATTCACAAGTTTTTCTCCTTTATGCGCCTCACCTTCCTTTGTTGGAATATCTTCACTTGTATTACTTGCTGCTGGTACATCTTCGTCTGCAACTTCCATTTCACCAAGAAGTTCTATACGACCATTTTGAAATTGTTCGCTACCTTCTATCACATTCTGAAAAAACGGATTGCTCGTCGAGAACTTAGCAGGAGTCACACCATAAGCTGTAAGTGCACCTCCCGTAAAATGTACCGACACAGAACCTTTCCCTGCTTTAATTTGAGTAGTCCAATCCATCAAACCAGACACTCCATAAGTTTTGCGTATCATCTTTACTATGTTAATTATTGCTTCTGAAAAATAAAAGTGGCGAATGGCGTTCGGAGCCATCCGCCACTAATGGTTTATTGTCTTCAACGATGAGCTATTTATCCAGCTTCAACCGTACCACTGAATTCTGACCACGTTAGTGTAGTAGCACCACCAGAAACTTTCTTGTCGACTTTCCACATAGTTCCGTTCTGTGCTGTCTGAGTAGCATTCAGCTTACAATCTACAGTAAAGTAAAAAATCATACCATCAGTAATCTCATCAGCAGTAGGAGCAGTTGAGCTATCCCAAAGGCTGTATCGTGCAGCAGTACCACTGCTCGAACCCTCACCATCAATCCAAATATGGCAAGAGCCTTTAAGACAGAGAGCGTCCCAAACAATCATGCCCTTACGAGTTGCTTCCTCACCCTCAACACGGTCAGAGAACTCGTGTTCTGTGGTATAAGAGTAGTGTACTAAACGATCTTCACCGAGAAGCGCACCACTGTTAGACCAACCAAGAGTATCAAGAGTGGGTTCACGCTTAATGTCAATGTCACCAAAGACTGTGTGAATGCGCGTAACGCTCCAACCGATAGGATTCTGTGCCGAAATAATCTGAATTTCTGGATGCTTTGAGAAATCAATACACTGAATCTCTTCCAGAAGATTCTTACCAGCAAGTAACAACGCCGTCTTTGGAACATCCTCACCTGTGAAGAACAACTTAGCAAGAGCGATAAGTTTCTCAATAGTCCACTTGCCTGAGTGCTGCAACTCACGCTTGAACTGCCAACGAACCCCCTTAGTAAGGTACACAAACTGCTGACCAAGTTTCGGGACATTTACAGCAAATTTACCTTCAACACCAGCCCAAAGGGTACGATTACCAGAACGTTTGAAATTCAAAATAGCTTGTTCTGCAATCATCGCCTGTGTGAAGTGGATGTGCTTCTTCTGTGCCTCGAAATAGTCAGAAACGATTTGATTCATGCCGCGCTTCTGCAAGAATACCAATTCGGGTTGTGGAATGATAAGATCGGGGTCTACCTCTTTCTGCGTCTCATACAACGCATTGCTAAGAAGTTTTACCTTAGTCCCTGCAGGAATAGCAGGAGTTGTACATTGCTCCTTGGCACTGTTTCGCGGACCATTCACTGCGCGAACAACGGGATTACCAGTAGCAGTGTCACGACCTGTAACAAACAACATAAGGTTCTTGCCAGGAGTCTTTGTTTTTCCATCTGCGGTATATCCATCTACATCACAAAGAAGAGTATGGTAGTCGCGAGGAATCTGCTGATCATTTGCTTCCAAAGGAAGAATAAAAGAGTTGCCTGTCCCTGCTGAAACAGCTTTGTTGACGGTCAGCGTACTACGCTGTTCATCAATCATGTAATGTTCCACTTCTGGGGAACTAACTTTTACTTTCTTTGCTTTCAGCATGAGAGACA